GCGAGAAGTTCGGCTTCGGTCGCTTCCGCATCAGGCTCACCCTGAGTCGGCGCAATTTCAAGAACGGTCGTCACAACCTCACGCTGCTCCAACACTTTCTTGAAGGTAGATGCGGCAGCGACCGCATCTTTTTTGGACAGCCCTGCTTCACGCAAAGCCTTCTCCAAAATCTTGAGATCAGCAGAGCCATCAGGTCGGAAGAATTCCAACTTGTGTACTTCTGCCATCGGGTTGTTGGGATGCATTACGACGGAGACTTCTCGGAGTCCGCCTTGCGAAATTTGGAAATAACCTTCCTCCATGTCGCTACCGCTTTGGAGGGGATTGCCTTCAGCATCGACCATACAGTATTCATCTGCGTATGCTCCTACAGAGACACCGCCGAACATAGCCGGGGATTCGGTCATCACCTGATACAGATCAGACCCTTGAGTGGTGTTCAGGTACAGACGGCCCTCGGCCATCATGCCCTTGTCAGTGAATTCGAATGCAGTCCACTCACCCACCGGCATTGCATCGGCGTTGTGATTGACAAACATGGGCAGGGGTCGCTTGGTGTCAGCGAATTCTTTAGCCCACTGCATAAAGCCTTCCGGCTTGTAAAAGAAGCGCCGACCATCAGCGCCCTCACGCGGTCCCCAAGTGGTGACGGTGGCTTCAATCTTTCCGCTTGGCTCTTGGTTTCCTGCCGCCTCGGGTAGAACCAGTTTTGCTTCGCAGATCAGTTGGATTTGTTTCATTGATGACCCCTTCAAAGACCGTCGTGTTTATGTCTTGTATTTTCGGGGACATCAGGCGCGGAACCTGAATTGGCAATTCCGCAGGCCGACGCACTTGGTTTGCAAGTGCTGCAAGCAATTTTGCGTGAACTGCCATATTCGGTCAAGTTGTGCCGATGTTCATGCGTCGGGTCTGATTCCCGCCGCCGCCGCCCGTGTCTTGTGGTGAACTGCCCGGAATGGGCTTTTGATCGCTGTTCTTGCCGACCAACTCACTAGCCCCGTCCATCGTATGCCTACCGAGGTATTCCCGCGCCTCGTTGGGCGTAAGTATGCCTGCATTTACGCCCGCCACCACATAATTCATTTGGTCTAGCGGTGCGCCCATAAGGAATTGCTGCGTGTCAAATTCTACGCACAGTGAGGGGTAGCCCGCTAGTAAATGTTGCTTGAGCTTCTGACGGACGTTCACGATGATCGGGTACATCGTGGATTTGTAGAATTCGTCCAACATCGTTTGAGTGTTGTTGTACTTCCCGTCTGCGATCCCAATCATCGCCGGGGGCACGCCAAACAAACCGCAGATGCGCTTCATCGTTTGCAGCTTTAACGCCGCAGCGTCGGCGTCTTGCAGGGAAAGCATCTTTAGGGGTTCGTACTTCATGCCCTGATCCAACAGCATCCCCTGACCGGGCTTGGACGGGTCGGTGGTTCGGCTTCCCGTCATGCTCGACCATGCTTCCTTGAGCCGCGCTGCGATTTCCTTGTACTTAGCGTCAGGAATAACCGATTCGGTGACGAACATCCCCGAGGGTTTCGCGCCGTTCTGCATCACATAGTTGGCGTACAGGTCGATGTCCTGATCTAGACCGACCAACTCCACCGCAAGGATGCCCTTGTTAAAGCCCGCCGAACCCTGCCAAGGCATATCCTTGCAGTGCATCACTTGGTAATACTCTAACGGCTCGTCCTTAGAAAACCCGTAGGAAGGCGTGGACAGGCGATACGACGGATAGCGGGTCGGGGTGATGGTGACCGCAATCAGCGTCGAATCGAGAATGAACATCTCGGTGGGAGTCTGCGTAGGATTCTTTTGATCCTTGCGCCACCAAAGCGTGAAGGCTTCGCCCAAGAGGTCGTGCCACATCAACCACTGATACCAAAACTCGTATTGGCTTTGGAATTGGTTGGGGTTTTGTAGCAGGGTCAGAACTTGTTGGGCTTTGGTCTTGTTCCGGGTAGAAACGCGGGAATCCTTGACCGCATCGACCACTGTGCCGTCGTCCAACTCGCACATGATCTTGATGGGCAACTGACTCAAGGCGCGGGCTTTTGCGCCAAGTGCTGCCATCACCGTGCTATTTCGGGACAGCGTGGATACATCCACCACCCGCCCTGCGTCTGTAACGGCACTCGTGGTGACGTACAGAATCTGCGTATTGACCGTCGGCCTGCGGTTGTCGCCCTGATAGACGACGTTGTTACCTAGCGCGGTCTGCCCAAACAACGTGTTTGCTTCGTTGTTTTGCGTTTGTTTCCGCTTGAAAATGTCTAGGATTCCCATGTTTGGCCCCCGTTTCCCGCTTACTTTACCACTCAAGCGTGCGGAAACCAAACGATTCCGAGGTGTAAACATTGTCCAAGTGGCAATGCACGGCCATGATCATGGCGATGATGCCGTCAATCTTTGCCGAAGGATCGGCGGCGTTCTTCCTAACCTTGACGTTGGCGTTGATGTCCACGAAGCATTCGCAGTTCCCTAGCTGCCAACCAACAAAGGGATTACCCGAATGCTTGATCGCCTTCTTCAGAATCAGTTGCTCGGTGGTCTTTGACGGGTTGGACAAGACTGCCATACCTTGCCCCACCTTCTTGACCGGCAGCCCTTTGCCGTAGAGGTTGGCGACTAGGGCAGCAGCGTTGTACGGGTCGAAGGCGATTTCCTTAACGTCGTACTTCTGAGCTTGGGAGGTAATGTAAGCCTCCACTTCGTTCAGGTCGGTTACGTTGCCTTGGGTCAGCTTGAGGATGCCTGACTGCCGCGCCTGCTCAAAGATGCTTAGGTAGTGGTTGGGCACAAAATCTAAGGATTCCTCGGGCAGGAAGAACTGAAACTCTGCGTAGAAGTCTTCCTCGCCGTACCTGTGGAGCGTGCAGACCGCATTCAGGTCGCGGGAGTGCGCCAAGTCGAACGCAATAAAGGTTGATTCGGGCTTGCCCTCGGGCATCGGGGCAATGGACTCATCCCAATGCTTACGATCCACCCATGCGGCATTGGCAGAGACATAGACGTTGAGTTGCTTGCACAGGAATTCATTGAGGCTTGCCGGTTTAGCAGATGCCTCGTCTGCCATGTGCTGAATATGCTCAGTGGTGACCGAGATGCCGAGCATGGGGTTGGCCTTGCCCCATGTGGCCTGATCGCGCCAGTTGTCGCCCTGATCGATTGAGTAACAAAGCCCAAACCACTTGCCCGAGTCGGCGGCATCGCCCCGAAGTAGGCTGCGGAAGTAGGTCAGGTCTTCAAAGAACTTAGTCTCGCGGGTGAATGAGGCTGTGGTCATGTAGAGCCGCAGCGGGTTCTTCCGCGCACCCATGCCTGAGTGCAGGACTTCGATGGAGGATCGTTCTGTGATCTGTGCAGCCTCGTCTATGAGGGCACAGGATGGGTTCTTGCCGTCGCCTGTCTTTCGGTTCTCCCGGCTCAGTGCTCGGTAGGTCGAGGTCGTATCGCCCTGCTTTTTGATCTCAGATCGGTAGGTCAGGAACTTGGCGGCAAGCCTTTCGTCCATTGACTCCACGATTGCCTTGGAGGAATCAAAGCAGATGCTTGCCTGCTCCCGGCTTGTGGCAAGGGTAAAGACTTCCGCGCCTGCGTCCCCGAACATCAGTTCGTACAAGGCCACGATAGAAGCTAGGGTGGTCTTGCCTGACTTCCGAGGGACGAACAGGATGACATCGGTGACCCATCTACGCGAGTGATCCGCCTTATCCCGAAACCCGTAGACGCCCGCCAAGAACAGGACTTGGAAAGGCTGCAAGACGATGGGCTTGCCCGCGTCCGGCCCCTTTACATGGCGGCAGAACCCGACGAACTTGAGGATGTGTTCAGCTTTGGCCGGGACAAACTCGTAAGGCGCATCCTTGCGCTCTGCCATGTCCAAGAACCGCTGAGAAGCTAGTCGGACATCCTCACAAGCCGGAATGTCGCCCCGAGTAACTGAAGCCGCGTACTGAAACGCAGGTTCAAGCAGTGGCGAACAGTTCATCGACGGCAGTTGCTTTGTTTACTTTCTTTGGACGGCCACGCGCCACTAGGCCAAGCTCACCGAGAATCTTAATTAGTTTGTCGATGCACTCGTTCCTGAGCTTGACCCATCCGGTAGTACCGACACCCGCCGCGTACTGCGTGATGTAGCCCTCTTCGTTGATGTGGCGTTGCGCCTCAGTCAGCGACTCCATGATCACGATCATCGACGCAATCAAGGTTTCATCGCTTGGCGAGATTGACCCGTAAGTATTTTCCAACTCGTCCCGGATCAGAGTTTCAAACACGGTCGCGTCCCAAGAACTCGGGTCTTTAAAAAACCCGATGATCTGCCGAGGGGGTTTGCGTTTTGGTTCTTTCATGGGAATTCCCTTTCTTCTCTTGTCTGATTCTCTTACTTTAACTTAATAGTGTTCAACTTTGGGTCTACACGAAGTTGAC